TATTTCGGTCGTGGTATCTTCTGGAGCGGAGAAAAAGATTTGGATTGGATAAATAGACAATCATAAAAGCAAAAATTGATATGAAAAAGAATTTCAATGTACCTTTCAAGAATTGGAAGGGTGAGGTGATAGTATCACCAGTAAAGAACGAGAACGGAGAGGAAACCTACAAGCAACAGATTATTGGCGATATTGTAGGTAAGGTGCTATTCGAGGTGATAGACAATCAGAGTATTCAGCTATCGGGCGAAGAAAAGCTACGTGCTTATCGGGTAGCCTGCAAGATAGGCAAGGATGCTGAGAACGTAGACATCGAAGCCGAGGACATTATTCTTATCAAGAAGATACTCTGTCCAGTGATGGCTGTAGGTGGTTATGGTCAGATTGTTGATTTACTAGAAGGATAGGAAAAGAATAAGGCGGTTCACCACATGGTGACCGCCTTATTCTTTTCTCGTCCGTCAGGGAAGTGTGTTGCATCGAACTTCTCTATAGGTTCTAATATCATGTCAGCGAAATATGGAGCATCAGAGCCACCGAAAGATGGAATTAAATCACTAAGATAGCCATATCTACCTTTCCTTCGTTCCTCCTCTGCTTGCGTTACAAGACCTTTCTGCATTCTAACAGCGAAAGGAAGTTTGTTGAAATCATAGATACCATCTATCCAGTCGTTAGGGTGCGGATTACACTTGTGCTCCAACTCTCGCTCTCCAGGAGTTGATGGCAACCTACTGCCACCTACCAGGTACATCATTTGATTTTCGTATGGTTCTAATTTTTTCATAATCTTAATATTTTGATTTCTGCTGCAAAGTTACGAAAATAAACTGAAAGTGCAATGTTTATGTTACCATTTTATTCAATTTTGGTAACAAAAAATCGGTAACAAAACTTTCAGATTATTACTTTTTTATGAAGTTTAACACAAAAATATTCTCATTTTCGTTGATTTTGCGCAAAAAGTGTATCTTTGCACAATAATTTAATTTAAATCAACCTAAAAAAAAGAGATTATGACTAAAGAAGACGAAGACAACCTATTAAGGTGGTTGCAAGACAAGGACATCAGTGAGGTGATGGATTTACTGATGAAGCATTGTAACAGATATTCAAGGAGGATTTTGAAGTTCTTCCGATGGTTCTGCAAGTACGTTCCGATTACGCTTATGTTATTCCACGCTTATGGAATGTGGGATTTCTCGCAGCATCCACGAGACATGTTCATCCCATACGCAGAAAATACGCCTTGCTATCTCTACATATATTTCATGGCATACATTCTACCTATGGTTCTTATAGTGGCAAGCCGATTTTTCTTCTTGTGTTGGAGATACCGCATTCCCTTCTTCTACTTTGCAAGCATCAATGCGGCTCACATTGTTGAATGGAGCTGGTATACCACCAAAGATATGATAGATTCCTGCTTCACTATCATGGTAGTAACGGCAATATTCTATCTGTACTCTTTTGTGGATTTGTTTATAAGTCGAAGTAAGTTAGGACGTAAAATCTGTGCATAATGGGAAAGATACTAAATTACAAGTTGCTCGGCACGGCTTTTAAGTCGCTGAGTGACGCTTGCTTTAAGGCAGACGAGCAACAGCGAAATGGTGAGAAAATCACCGCCTGCGGTATGAGTGATGATGACCTAGATAGATTGTGTGACATCATCCCCGATATGCTAAACCCGATGCTATCTACCGAGGAAGTCAAGGAGAAGCTTCACGTTTCTGATGCTACCCTTAACAGAATGGTGGCTAGGGGCGATTTGCCCAATGGCGAGTGCAAGAAGCGAGGTCACACCCGATATTGGAAGAAGTGGGATATACTGCACTTCATTAAGAGTAAGAGAGGTAAGTGATTGCCTCTCTTTTTTATTTGGTACAATATAATAGACAAAAACACACATATTTCCCCGAAAAATATACGCACTTTTTGCCTTAAATTATACATAACGATTATACTATTGGTGTGGTATAGGGGATTTTTGTTTTAATTCCAAATTTCGATGCTTTTTAAAATACAATATTTCGAGGAAATTATATACAATATTTCTTCAAAAATATATATTCGTTTAAAATGACATTACCCGCTATCACCTTAAATCTCTGATAATCAACCACTAAAAGAAAGTGTGATAGAGTTATATTTGCTCTTCCCTATTCTTCGTACCTTTGCATCCGTAATCGATTACATAGTGTTAGTTAATATTAAGGATAACTTAAAAAAGATTGTATCATGGAAATGACAGATGCAAAAGTAGTAGAGAAGAAAATCTACGAAGATGGTAAGAAGGAGTATGCCAGCAAGGGTTTGGCAGGAACAGCCCTCGGAATTGGCATCGGTGGCTTGGCTTTAGCTTTGCTTAACGGCAATGGTCGTGGTGTATTCGGTTCTCTCGGTGGCGGAAATATGCCCGAGAACGTGAACATCAACACTTACGGAGCTAACTCAAGCTCAAATCAGCCAACCGCCTTGCAGGTAATGGAGAAGGAATGCGATGATGAGGTAAAGTTGCTTACCTACATGTTCGGTATGAAGCTCGACACCGCTAACAAGTTCTACGCTATGCGTGAGACTGACATCGCAGAGAAGTTCTCCATGTATAAGGGTGCTAACGATGCTATCAACGCTGAGAACCGCCGTGCAATGCAGGCTGAGTTCGGTCTTTACAAGTCTCAGATTGATGCGGACTTCGGTCTGTACAAGAATCAGAGAGACCAGTATGACGCACTACAGGCTAAGTATAGCGACCTTGACAAGAAGGTAGCCGTTATGGAAGCCCTCACTCCTTACAAGGAGAAGCTGATGATGGCTTACGTTAACGAGAAGTGCTGCCGCAAGATTGATGGTGTCCTCGGACTCCAGAGCACTCCTACAGTTACAGTTCTCCCATCTGCAAGCATTTGCGGATGTGCAGCAGCTTCCACTCCCACTACAGGAGCGTAACAGAGCAGTAAGGAAGTCGGTTAGACGGACTAAGAAAAAATGAGTTGGTGAGGGGTGTTTGCCCTCGTTGGTGGATGCCATCTCACCTCTCTATAATATATCATCAACTTTAAAGATATTGATTATGATGAATTTCGGGAACAGCCCATTGTTGGATATGGGTACAAATCAGCAACAGCCGCCAACGATGGATGCCGAACTACAAAAGGTGTATGAGGCTATACAACAGAAGCGAGCATCTATCAATATGCAAGCGCAGCAATCCGCCACCCCACTTTGGGATGAGATTGATAAGATTGAGGACAATCTTACAGGTGCACAACGTCAGTACTTGATGCAAAATCAAGAATACGTCAATAGCTTGCAGTATGTGTCTAAGTTAGTGCAAGACGAGGAATTGCGCATCATACGTCCTCGCATCGAAAGCACTCAGCAAGGACAGGAGGCATTGAAGAAACATCTATCTTTGATGCAGCGTTTGAGAAAAGAAGTAGCGCAAGCAGAAGAACTGAAATCTGCTATGCTCAACGATTATATGACTAACCATAGTGATAAGACTTGGCAAGAATATCTCGTTTGGTACAATAAAACACATAAAGGAGAAACTAAGAAATGAATGTAACTGAACTGAAAGAAAAGCTGCTTACATCTTTGGATTTGTGGGCAGACGCAAGAATTAGCGATATGGTGAAGGTAAACCCTGCATTAGCTATTCCTTCCGTGTACATGAAGCGAGCTTCGCACAACATCATCGCAAAGAACAAAGATAGTTGGGGCAAGAGTATTGATAACGCTACCCTATTCATCGCCGATGAGGACGGAAACATTGATGCTGATACCATATTCTCAGACCTCATGCAGATGTTGGAGAATATAAGCAACTATGAGTTTGATCTCGGAGTTATTAAAGGTCGCATTGACGGCGGTGCTTTGGTTATTGATTTGCCCGACAACATCATAACGACTATCCTCTTTGGCAGCAAAAAGAGTATCAGCTTTACCAAAAATGATTTTGAAGAGTTGAGAAGTCTGATAACATCAGAATAATAATCATAAAAATAAAATAATATGGAAGCAAAAGAGATTATGAGTAAGTTTGATGAGCTGTATGGGATGATGGCATCATCAGCAAACGTAAAGTATATGCACGTATTCGGTAATACGATGCGTTGCATGATGAAGGATATGGCATCCAAGCACCCAGAGTTGGCACAAGAGTATCTTGATAAGCTTTGCGCTATCAGGTGGAAGAACTATCTTACCAAGAAGGAGGCTTCTGAGATTGTAAACGGTATGAATCCACCAGTAACCTGGGATATGCAGACATGGATCAATGCTATGACCGGTCTCGGACTTGCAACAGAGGAGAAACCTTATTACAACGATTACGCTTTGTACGTTGCGATGAATCAGGTTGTAAGCGACCACGGATGCACCATTGCTAAGATACTCGGCAAGGAAGATGTTAAGGACATTGATACAGAACATCTGGTTAAGTATGCCAACAGCCTTGCGCTCGATTTGTTGAAAGACAAGGATGGTGTATACAACATAAGAGAGTATTTTCTGAAGTAACATCAAAAATATACGGTTATGAAAAAGGTATTCGAAGACATTATAGCTAGCAATGATATGCAGGCTATCAAGAACTGTGTTACGATCATGGCAGATTGTTGCGAAGTTGGAATGAATGACAGCGTAATGCTTGATATGATGAAGCAGGTTAAGGGAGAGATTGGCGCGTGTCATTATGACGAAGAAATGGCAGATATGCATCTTTGTCTCATAGGCCAGCTTCACACTAAAGATGTAGCCAAGGACTATTGGCATGAGGTCAAGAACGACAACATCAATCTCGAAGACTGGTGCGTTCTCTGGGGAGAAATGGTAAAGCGTAACGACGCAAAGATAAAGAAATGGTTCCCGAAGATCAACACGTACAACTACGAGCAAAAGATTTTCGATGAATGTATTTCCTTCATCGAAAGTGGCAGACTTCCATATTACGACTTGAATGTATAAAGTTTTTCGTTATTCTGAATGAAGTTTCGGTTTTTTTTGCTATCTTTGCATCAAGAGACCGAAACTTTATTTTTATTTATTATTCAGGATAACAGATTATGATAGATTTATTAGATTCATCACAGATTCGGCAGATAGTGGTTACAATTTTCTCTGCTATACTTGCCTTTGCAACGCCAACTGAAGGTTTCGTGCTGGCGCTAGTAATTGCTTTCGGCTTCAACATCTTTTGTGGTATGAGGGCTGATGGAGTTAGTGTTGTACGATGCAAGAACTTTTCTGCATCGAAGTTCAAGAATGCACTTTTAGAAATGCTCTTGTATATTGTTATTGTGTATGTCATGTATGGAATCATGGTAAGTTGCAACGACAATACAGAAGCATTATTTGTGATTAAGATGCTTACGTATATATTCTGCTATGTGTATATATGCAATTCGTTCAAGAACCTTATTAAGGCGTACCCTAAGAATGTTGCATTCAGAGTTATTTATTACATTCTGAGGTTTGAGTTTGCGAAGGCATTGCCGAGTTATTGGAAACCGATATTGGAGAGATTGAATCAAGAGTTTGATAAAAAAGAGGAGGAAAACAAAAATGGAAGTACTAATTGATAGAGCTTGGAAAAAGGATGGCTATACTATTAGCCGTCTGTACGTGAATGGAAATTTGTTCGGATGCAATACTCTTGAAGATACAGACAGAGGATTGAACCAAAGTATGGAGTTGAACGAAATCAAGAAAAAAAAAGTGTATGGGCAGACTGCAATACCAATCGGCAGCTATGAATGTGTATATACCTACTCTAACAGATTCAAGAAGATGTTACCATTGCTTCTGAATGTCAAAGGATTTGAAGGAATACGCATACATAGCGGTAACTCCGCAAAAGATACAGAGGGATGCATCTTGGTTGGATTAAATCTCAAAAAGGGAATGGTATTGAATAGTAGAGAATGGACTAACAAGTTAGTTTCTAAAATGAAAGAGGCTTGGAATCGAAAAGAGCGAGTAATAATTGTAATAAAATGATAGAATTACCAAATTATAATACACAAGAATGGCTAATAAATAAGTCATTTATCGGAGAAATTTGGAAAGACATTCCAGATTACGATGGGTTATACCAAGTATCAAATCTTGGTCGTGTTCGTTCTCTAGATAGGACTGTTAAGTCTTCCTATGGGGCGGTACAAAATATAAAAGGCAAGATAATTAAGTATAAAAATAGTAGAGGGTATGCGTGCGTGTCATTAAGTAAAAATGGCATTGTAAAATATATGCGTGTCCATAGATTAGTAGCGTTGGCATTTATTCCAAATCCACACAATTATCCTCAAATAAACCACAAAGATTGCAACCCTTACAATAATCAATCGGAAAATTTGGAATGGTGTACACAGGAGTATAACAATAATTACGGAAGCCACAACATAAAGCTTTCAGCATCAAGGAAAATGCTGTACAAAAATGAAGATTTTAGGAGAAAGTGCAGTGTTTCATTTAAAAATAAATGGAAAAATCCTACGCAACCCATGATTTCTGTTCTAAAAGATATGATAAAGAAGAACTGCAAAAGAGTACAGCAAATTAATGTTGACGGAGTTGTTGTAGCTGTATATAATTCAACAAAAGATGCTTTTGAATCAACTGGTATTTTAGCCCAAAATATAGGACAAGTTTGTCTTGGGAGACAGAAAACGGCAGGAGGTTTTATTTGGAAGTATGTATAAATTTTATAGTATATGAATTTGAAGTTTAATTGGTGGAAATGGCTAGTGATATGCAGCATTTTAATGCTGATTCTATCAATGTTCTGTAGATGCACTACTACAAAGTATGTTCCTGTTACAGAATACAAAGATAGGGTCGTAGTAAAGACGGATTCTTTATTGAAGACTGATTCCGTCTATGTGCATGATAGCGTATCTGTTTATATTAGAGGCGATACAGTCTTCAAGGACAAGTACCATCTTCAATATAAAGACAGATATATTGTAAGAAACAAATCAGATACTTTGATTGTGCGAGATTCAATCCCATATAAAGTTGAGGTTAGCAAGCGACTATCAAAGACTGACAGAGCTTTCTTGAATATAGGTAAGATAGCTTCAGTTTGTCTTTTCATAGGCATTCTCGCATTTTTAGGTTGTTGGATATACTGGAAATTAAAGCTACACAAACGTTCTTAGTTTTTTCTAATGTTTTTATTTGGTTATTGATTTATAAACAAAAAGGGGTGACCGCACGCGATGTGTAGCCACCCCTAAACAATATAGATAATGCACAGAAATTATTCTTCAGCTCCCTGGAGGAACTTGATACCATACTTCGTCTCGTAGTGTTTCTGCTGCTCTTCTGCCAACATTTTGGTTTCACTGTCGTAGAATATGGTCAGCAGCTCTCCGTAATCTTTGTCGTAGAAGTAGTTGTATTTATTGCAGAGATAGTTCCTTGCACAGAGACATCTGCTTGGAATGGTCTTGAACTTGCGTTGTGTCTTCTGTTTAATTCCGTTCGCTGCTCTGTACCTGTCAAGCCTAAGCGTCTTTTTTAGAGATTCAGAACGTTTAGCTATTACCTCCGGTCTTACTATTGCCTGAGCACATTTCAACCGAAGTCTTTCTTCCGTTTCCTTGGTATGAGTAACGCCAAGCGACTTTGCTATGCTTGTTACACATGACTTTGTTATCCCAAGCTCTTTGGAAATTTCGGAAGAAGAGTAATCCGGATACAGCTTACGGACAGATTCCCTAATCTTCTCTCTTTGCTCTTTTCTTGCGTCCTTGAACGAATCCCCATGCAGCCTATGTAGCCACCAGTAAACAGTCTGTACTGCGCAACCGAAGCTCTTGGCCATTGCGTAAGGAGATTCGTAAGGGTGTTCCTTTATATATGTTTTCTGTTCATCTGTGATATTCATGTATTACTTTTTATATGTTGTAATAATACGGCCTGTTTCTTTGTCTCTAACTATCTCTCTCAGTTTAATATGAATCCTCTTGTGCTCACTCTTTGTGAGAGGAATTAGATTACGTATATCATTATTACCGTGGTTCCCATCTATATGATGAACGACATAATCTTTCTTTAGGACATGTTGGCCATTTATTATATCGAAGGCGCATTCATCAAATAGCTCCCAGTTTTCTTCAACCAAAAGCCTATGTTCAAGCACTCTCCCTGCCTTATTTGCGTCAACCCTATACGGAGCATACTTTCTTACCTCCGTTAATTTGTTATTTTTTACAAAAATAACGTCGCCTAAGAATGTGCTATTCTTGTTGCCTTTTAAACCGTATTGATGGTTACCATTTCCACGAAACCATACTTTACGATATAATGAAGAACATTTTAAAGAACAACAGGGCGGATGTTTTAGTCTTTTAAGGTAATAAGGCTTTACGTGAAACTGCTTTCCGCAAACCACACACGTTACATTAGGTCTGCGTATAAGTGATTTTCTCTGACACCGAACGCTGCAATATTTTGCCGTGTCTGCTCTCCAATGCGGAACGAAATAGTCCGTTCCGCATATTTCACAAACTTTTTTTATAAGCATAAGCTATCTATCTAAAATCACCACTACCATCAATCTTGCCTCTCTCCTTTCGGGAAGCAAGCTTATCAAGATTTTCCTGGCAGATAGAATTTGCATTCCATCCAAATACCGAACAGATTCCGTTCAGTTGCCAAAAGCAATCTCCGAGCTCGGCACGAATTGCCTTGATCTCCTCCTCCGTTACATCCTCGTGAACCACCAGCTTACTATTCTCGATATGAGCCTTTCCTTTTCGGATAAGTTTACCAATCTTCGAAGTAAACTCTCCAAGTTCACCCATAAGATTAAGAGTCATGTAGCTAAAGTTCTCACAACTAGGCATACAAGTAGTCATTGCAGCCTTCTGATACTCATTAAGTGTCAATTCTTTATTTTCCATTTTAATATTTAAAGTTTAAAATTCATGTTCATCACATACTTGGTCGCAAGATGATTCATGCTCGTTATTACTGCACCATCCTACACCATAAGCGTCTTCGCATCCCATCCAAAGGCAGTTACCACAACATCTTTCTTCTTTCATACGCTGTACTGTTTTAATCTTTCTGCACTACGCTGAATATCTTTTAGCTTGAACGGATGCTTCTTATTGAGCTTTACCAATTCGTTAATAAGCTTACGAGCGTCCCATCGTGTTGTCAATTTTTTCGCCTTAGAGATGCGGTGGTCTAAAATAAAACCATGCCCCAAATCATATATTTCTATTCTAGTTCTCCAATACAAGTTAGTCCAAGGAATATCTGTTCTAGCTTGCTTCATTATCTTCTTTGCCAACCTAATCTTCATAATCTATAATTGTTTTAACTTATTGAATATTTTGACGAAGCGGCGCATGTAATCAAAGTTTTCATTTTCGCTATGCTCACACACCATTCTATTGTATAGCCAACGTAGATGCTCCGCATCCTCGTGAAACCATTTAATATCTTGTTCGTCTAAGATTATTTGTTTATTCATACGCTACTTCTCCTTATCGAATTTATTGCCAACAACATAAGCTTCAAATAAATTAACAAACGGCTCGTAATTGTCAACTTTATCTAAACTCTTGAAGGCAAACGTTCCTTCTTCTTCAATATAAACTACCTCATAGAGATTGTCTATACATAAAAGGTCATAACTGTCATGCACTATATCACCTTCCCAAATTTCTTTGCCCTCGCAATCTTTCAGTCCTGTGGACTGGCAGACGGTAGAAGGGTCAACCTGATAAGTGGGATTTCTGTTTAACTTGCTTTCTTTCTGACGATTCTCAATGATGTATGTATTACCATTCTCTTCGTAGAAATATCCGCAAACCCATCCTTTTCCGTCAAGACGTTTAGCCTTGAACTTGATATTTTCTATTTTCATATTTATATGTTTATATAAAGTCTAAATAGACTGTTGTTTTTACTTTATTAACTTTGTTATTGTTATTAAAATAATCACTACCTTTGCACTCGAATCATTTAGAGTATCAAACTCTGTTAAGGTAAACCTCTAGCCAAACATTAACAAATAAAACAATGGAACAGCAATGAGATTTACAAAGCCCCTTAGTTGCCGCTTAGGGGCTTTTTCGTGTACCGCAGTTTAGAGGTTTTGCGGTATTCCAGCTATCGAATGGTAGTGAACTTAACATTGTTTGATTATGACAAATGATTCAAAAACAAACGGGAAACGTCTAATCTTTCGTCCTTACGTTGTTAGGGATGGTAAGATTATCCGTCCTAAGCACGGAGGTTGTCTAGCCTTTTGGGTTGACGATTAAATTTCCTATTTGTGGGGTAGCGGCAACTACCCCTTTTTATTTTAATTCTACCGGTTCATCATCCCAAGATAATTCCCTTCCGATGAGCTTTTCAATACTACCTTTAGGAAGGTAACAGCAACCGGTATTTGCGTACCTCTGCCCATATAAATATACGACAGAACAAATCCATAATGTATTACTTTCATTTCTGCAAGGTTTTTCTGCAAAAATATGTTCACAGCCACCTTTATCTACTGCTAACCAAGACATAACTATTCCTCCAATTTTTTAATTAATAAATTACTTTTCTTATCAAATAGTTTATAACCACTACGGAGATACCAATCTAGAACAAATCTATCAGATTCTTCTTTATTAAATTCCAATCCGATTGTCTTCACTCCATTCAACTTAGCTTGTTGTTCTGCTAGTTGTAATAGATGTTGTGCTACGCCTTGTCTCCTATGAACAACATCCACCCAAAGTGCATATATTAGAGCATCAGCTTTGCCGAAAATATCACTAACATAAAGCGGAATGGATATTTGTACAGAACCAAGATTTTCTTCATCAGTTATTAAAATCCTGATTTCGTCCTTCCATGTCTGCTTTTGTATCATCCTCTAACTTTTTAAATTGATTTTTATAAAAGTCTGGAACTCTATTGACTTCCCACCAAGAACCTCCTTCATCACCACTAGATACAATCCATACTGGTTCTTTAGTATCTTTATATCGGCAATATACTGTGCCTCTGACCTCTTCTTGCATGAAGATAGAATCTACTTCAAAGTCTAAATCTTCTAGAGTAGTATAAACTCTAGAAGAAACCGCATCTCTTCCTCCACCATAGAATCTAGCAGCAAATTCATAATCATTACATAAGTCTATTTTGAGTATTTCTAGATTATTCTTTTCGACAATCTCTAGAATTGACTTTTTAACATTTATTTTACCCATTATTCATCCTCCAACTCTTTAAGTGCTTCTTTCAGGTAACCAACAATCATTTTTTCTTCAAATTTTGAATAATAGTTACCATTCATATAACTAATAGTCTTTTCAATAGCTGATTTTATTTTTTCTTTGTTCATTTCTTATCCTCCTTTGCTTTTTTAAGATAAAATTCTCTCCAATCTTCAAAAGTCCAATCTCTTGTGTTATGAGTAAGATTGAAAACTTCCGTATCTTTCTCTAACTGGAATAATAGCCAAGCATAATCTTCATATCGCTTTCGTAGCAATCTCTTGCGACACAATCTTACATGCTTGTATAACTTATAATCAGCGGTTGCAGCATCAAAGATTATTTTACATACTATTGCTAACAGATAAGCAGATATAACGCCTAATGTAATCCAACCTAATATTGTAATTACTAAGTCCATATTCTCTTCTTTTTACCCTCTCCCTTTTACAGGAGAGGGTGGTTAGTTACTTAGTCTATTCTTATTTCTTTCTCTGCGATAATAATTTTATTATCCATTATCGCAAATACATTTGCATCTACAGCCTTATAATGGTCTGTATCATTATATGTCATTGGATCAGTTTTCTTTATGACACAAACATCTAAATCTCCATAGGCTTCTAAAGCCTTTAGTAAAACACTAGCTTTCATAATTCTATCTATTTATATCCTTTGCAGGATGGTTAATAAATCACAACACAATCATCAAATACTGATACACTATCAACATTCATAGGTTGCCCATTTTCTTGTGTACCATGAGAATATGGGAAGTTGACTTTCATAGTCTTATCATCAATCTTTGATAATTCGTTAATCAATTCTTCTACTGTCATATTCTATCTTTTATGCCCGAAGGCGTTATTAACTTATTCAAAATAGTTTTCAGAATCTCCGTCACAACTTTCATGCTCACATACCTTCCGTTTCCAAATCTCAAAATAAAGTAAATCTGTTTCAGTTGGTTTTGCATGCTTGCAGTATTTGCAAACTTGATACATTGCATCCATACCTATACCTCCATTTCGTGTTTGATGCCTATCCCGAATAGAAGGTGCTGGAGTTGATGAACATACAGAATATTACCAAGAGTGATAGCAATTTTTGTACTACCTAAAGCAGAATGCCATGTATCACCCTCTTGTAACAATCCTATCTTGTTAAGCCAATATGAATCAAAACCATCAGGTTTTTCCCACCCATTCTTTTTTAGAATCTCTGGAGTGATAGGAATCGGACGAATAGCATTATTACTAATAGAGTATGTTGTACTACTATCGTTTAACATGACTACCTTAACAAAGCCACCACTCAATGAAGATATTACTTTAAATATTTTATCTTTAGCAAATTGAAGTGCCGACTTCTTTACCATTACCAAATCTCCTGGAATGTATTCTAACTTTTCCATACGCTTTACTTTTCAAGTTTCTCAATCAATGCCTTAATCTCATTATATGCAAGAATATCTGTGCTTCTACAGAGGTTGCCGATATTCTTCAACTCCATGATTATCTCATGGTTGGTAGGAACACCATGCTTTTTTCTTACCCATTCAATGAACTCGGGAATTACAATATTAGTGCTTTCCAATGTCTTACCTACTCTGCCATTGTATGACAGAAGGTAGTAGTTCTTTCTTGTTAAGAACCACCATAAAGCGATTAACTTGTGCTTGATATTTAATAATTTCTCTTTCATAATCAAAATGCTATTCTAAAATCCTTACCTTTCAAAGTAGGTCTCTTTTGGAGTACGTACTTCTCTAATTCTTCAAAATCTATCGGGAAGAGCGCACAATATTTATACTTTAACGTGCAGATGAATCTTCCGTCGAGCATTATATCAAATACAAATGTTTTCATTAGATTCTACCCTTTCTTTTTCTAAGTTCTAACATTCTCCTAGTTCTACGGCTTTCCTTGCCACTAGGAGGATTGCCACCAAGCTTTACTTCTGGGATCATATAGATGGAAGCTTCTTTATTGAGTGCCTTAACTACTTCTTTAGTCAAGGCTTCTTTAAGTGATACGCCATTTTGTGTTACAATTATCTTTGCATCGTCTCTAATCATACCTAGCCCTCCACGTTATTTGTTGTACCTATCAGCTTTGCTGTCTCCTCGTTGTACGGGATGCAAAAACTCCAAGTAGCACCTACACACGCATATCTGTAGTCTTCATCTATATGACTAAATAAATCAGCACACCATGTAGAATATTCTGTATCTCGTACCACAACCTTATCAAAAGGCTTGAACTCAATCTTGGGCTTTAATTCAACAAATTGTTTCTTCTCAGCATCCCAAGCCTTGCCTTCCTTTTCGAGAGCATCAAAGAGTTGCAGCTTCTCAGAGTCAGTTGCTGGGCGGAGACTATAATGAACTCTTGTATAACCATATTCAGCTATAGTAAATTTATCGTCAGCATTATAGAAAGCATAGTAAAAAGCTCTTTCGTCTCCATCTTTATATTCACTTCTTAAGATGAAAATACAATTTGCAAAATGTTCACCTTTAATTCCTTTCATAAACACTATATCCCCATCCTTGAACTCAGGATGAGCTTGCTCAATCTCCAAAGTTTC